AAAGACTTTTCTTTAAATCTCTTACAACTTCTGTTTTAACACTCTTCTTTAAATCTGCAAACTCATAGTTCATAAAGTCAGCATACGCAGCTTTAATGTTAGCTAATGGGTCTGATTTTAATCTACGCTCATATGGAGTCATTCCATCTTTATCACGCTTCATAATGTGATTAATAAACTCTTGCTTTTTGTTTTCAGGAATAGGAAGTCCACCAATATCTTTAGATGTCTTAATGGTGTTCTCAATATTCTCCCAATAGTTTTTAATCTCTGTTTCACGATTCTTACGAGCATCTTCTTGTGATTTCAAAGCATTTGCTTTTTGTGCATCTTGTTGTTTAGCTAAACGCTTTACAGCTGATTTAGCTTCATCTTCAAGGATACCACTTGCTTCATACTTCTCTATTTTAGACTTACGCTCATCTTCGTCGTACTCTTGTGATTTTAAATACTCATCAATAACAAGCTTTTGATTAGCTAAGTTATCATCACCTTCTACAGTGATTGATGAATAATCTGGTGATTCAAGGAACATTTGTTTAAATGTTGATACTTCTCCACCGTTTGCAAGAAACTCATACAGTTGTCCAACTAATCCATCCCCCATGTTTTTAATGGTTTCTAGTTCATATTGAACAGTTCCTGTTACAATCTCTTTAATGTATCCAGTTAAACCTTCTACTGAATCTTGAAAGTCTTCTGATTTAAAATCATCAATTCCAAGGTCTTTGTTTAATAGTTCTACAAGTGGCACTAAAGATGAATCATCTGTTGAATCATCGTCTGTACTTGTATTATCTGGTTTAGTTGTGTCATCAATTACTTCATCAACAACTGGTTCAACGATGACATCTTCACTTGTGTCTTCAATTGTATCATTGTCATTTGGTTCAATAATTGGTTCTGGATTTAGGATATTATCTAGCGTAAATGCTGAGAATCCTTTTTCTTCGTTTTGGTTTTCCATAAAATGTGGTGCAAAGGTAATACTTTATTTTTATATGTCAATAGTTTTTAATGTTTTTGATTCTTTTTTGTCTTCGCTGTTATAGCAATTTATTTTGCTTTAGGTTTACTACGAGCTTTAATTCTATCATTTTCTGCCTTTTTCTGTGCAGCTTCTTTATCAATTTTTAATTTCTCTTTGTTAATAGTGTGGTCTAACATATTCTTTTCACGACTGATTTGATTCTTTTCCCTATCAATAGCAAACTTATTGTTTATTTCTTGAGTATTATCAACCTCAGCTGTTTCTTCTTGTTTTAAACCTGCAATAGTAAGCTTAGTTTCATTATCCCTAATATTATTTTCAGTAGATACATCTCTATCAGCTTGTCTATCTTGTAACTGCATTTCAACTTGTTTAGTTTTCTCTTGTTCAATTTGCATATTACGTTGTTGAGCTTGTTCATCTGCTTTAGCAAGCTTCTGAGTAATGTCAACAATAGATGTAGATTGTAATACTTCAGCAATATCTTTAAGACTAATGTTACCTGCTTGTAAAGCTGCTTGAGCCATACCTCTAATACTCTCAATAACTTGTTGGTCTTTACTTGTATTAGATACAAACAATCCATAATTAGCTTCAGCATATTCTGATGGCTCTATAGAAAAGAAGGTACGTGTTAAATCATCTAATACGTATTGGGCTTTTTTACCCTCTATCCAGGCTATTTTAGATACTTCTAATAGGTTGGTAAGGACACGACGTTTAACTTCATTATGTAAGAAGAAAAGGGGCTCTGTGATGTTACTAGATTGTACTACACTTCTCTCAACATTACCTACCAATTCTGATGTACTAATTTCACCTTGACGTTGTCTTGATACACCAGAGATTTCTCCAACCATATCTTCCACTTTGTTTAACATCATTACATATTGGTCAACTACACGAGCTAAAGACATATCAATAGCTTGGAATTGATTGAACTGTGATGTACGTCCAGCATTAGCACCAGTACCTTCTTCAAATGAGTTAATGAATGCAATACCAATTGTATCCAAATAGTATAACCATTTCTGGGTATCTATTCCCATACTACGTGGTATTTGTGCTACGTCCATAACCATTGCCTTATCTTTACTACGAGCAATAGACATTTCTAACCTATATAACAAGATGTTATAGAAGTATTGATGTGGTTTCATTAGTTGAACAAGTGATTGTTGTTTGTATACACCTGTGTAAGGTAATTTACATTTACTTGGATTATCTAATGATTTGTTTTGATTAGGCATTGGTTTAATAGCTGTATAGATATTAGCACCAATCTTAGTACCTTCCCATACTTCATTAATCCATTTCCATTCAACTTTATAACCTTGAGCTTTAAGCTCTTTAGTTAATTTAAATGATTCATCCACTAAGTCCTCAACTTCTTCACCTGTTTGTGGGTCTATATAAGATACAAATCCAACTTTTCTAAGTGCTTGCCATACTACATGAATAATACGTACCAGTCTATCTCTGTTATTGTAGAAAGGATTTGGTCTATCAATGTTTTGATAGATAATAGGTACACCAAGAGAACTATCGGCAAGATAAAGTTGTCCTGTACCTGACTTGATTTGCTCAATCTTATCAATATCTTCATCAGTGAGTTCATCATAGAATTCATCATATATTTGACTAGGAGTTAAAAATCGCTCATAAAAACAGTATTGTGCATCTTCAACAAAATCAGATTCTGGAGAAAGTTGACAATAAAAAAAGCGAGGGTCTACATTAATCAAAGTTGGTTCATTGCTGACCAAACCTGTGTAGTACAACTCGCTGCCTGTTATTAAATATTCTTTCCAACCTTTTAACGCTTTTCTTTTAAAGTCGGTTGACCAAATAAGAAAATTAAGGGCTTGGTTTCCCATATGCTCACGCATATCTGTATATGACATATTAAGGAAGTTGTCTATTTCTTCAGGTGTTTGGATTTGTTTATCCATAACACTTGGGTCTATATTCTCATTCCCTGCCATATAAGCTTCTTGTAAAAACATGTTGTTGATTGTTTTCTTCAACATCTCTTCACGTATTTTTTCCATGTTGCTTACTGCACCAGGATTAGTATCAATTACCCTAAAGTTAAAAGGTCTCTTACTTTCTTCACCTATTAATAGGTCAATCTTAGGTCTAATGATATTATAGTTTCTTAATGTTGCTGGAAAGTCTGCTTGAACCCCATAAGGATTTGTAACATGTTTCAAGTCTGATACATCAAAAATTGAATTGTAAAGATTAATGTTTATTTGCGTATCCATGTAATCTGTGGCGTAACTTAGTGTACCACCATTGGAAAGTCCAATAATTGCATCTATAGTTCCTTGACCCCATACTTCAATGGAACCAAACTCTTTAATCTTTTCAGAGTCTGTTAGTTTTTGATAAGGTAACATTTATCGTGTAAATATTTGTTTTGTAAAAAAATTGTCTAATGGTTCAGTTGTTTTCTCTTGGACTTTAACTAAGTACATTTCTCGTTTCATTAAGATTGCTAACAAGAAAGATATAACGGAGTCAAAGTTCCTTTCATCATCATAAGATATTAGTTGCTTTAATAAAAATGTATCATATATCTTAGTAAGATTATAATTCCCTTCACCATCTTCTTCTAATAACCAGTCCTTTGCCCAAATCTCTGCTTGTTCCTTAATCGCTGGAACCATATGAATACCTTTGGGTCTTCTTACTGTAGAGTGTTTGATTATTTTATCAATAATCTGTGGTTGGTCTTTCATGAGAAATAAACATTTCTTCTCTTCAAAGTACCACTCTAATCCACGTTTTTCATTTTCATATAATAAATTAGCATTATAATATACCACTAATCTACGTACCATCTCATAAAAGTCTTTAGCTTTCTCTGGTCTACCGTGATAACTAGCTACTGGTAAGTCATAACACTCATCTACATTTCTAAATGTCTTCCATATAATACAAGAACCTAATGAACCTGATTCAGATTTATCCATATCATATGGGTCACAGGTTGCATAATACAAACCAAATGGTGACATATTAGGGTCTTTAGGATGCTCATATATCATAACACATCCTTCAGTATTATCTTTTTCAATTGGGTAATCAACAGGTTTTAAACTGTCATCACCTCTCCATAACACAGAACCATCTACTTCTAACTCTAACATTCCAGGTTGTCCTAGGAACTTTAGATTCTTTTTAGATTCTACATTAGCTAAATGTCTAGCAAGCATGGCAGCAGGGAATATATTTCCCTTACGTATCATAAACGCCTCACGCGGAGAGAAAGGATACTGTGATATATAATCATCCAAATCACCTTTCTTTTTAGCATTAGTCATCATAGATTCACGCTTAGCTTCCTCTGATGTTCTAGCTTGTTCTAGTTTTGATACACCATTGTCATCTATATGTGGTGGTCTTGCTAAATAATCGGGTATAAATAGTCCACAATGTGTGTCTTCTCTATTCTCATCCCACTCATTTTTAAATGCTCTTAAACCATATCTATCAGGATTATAGAACATTTCAGCAAAGTCTGCTGTACCTTTATCCATATCTCCACCTGTTCCAAAGAGAATAGGTATACCAATTGAATAGTCACCATCTTTCCATGTAGGTTCAGAGAACCTGTAAGAGCTAATTAAGTTAGGGAACTTACCTGCTTCCTCCCATAAGAATATATTTGCAGTCTTACCAATTGATTTAAAAGGGTCATCTTTAAATGTAATCTTATGTATTTCAGACATGATACCTGACCATGTATCCTTACCATTTATAATCTCTTTAAACTGAGCTTTCATAAAATCACGTCTATCTGGATTCCTTTGACGTGACCATGCTGTGTGCTTATCTAAGAAGTTTAAGTCATCAATAACCATACCCATTGTGTTGTCTGCAAGTGCATCTAAGTACGCTGCTACAACTGATATAGAATCTCTTACTAAGTTAAACTCATTAGCAACTACCCACGCATTTTTGTATGAGAAACCCTTACGACGAGCTTTTGCGACGATTAAACCTTTACCTTCTTCACGAGCTTTCTCTAACTCATTAAAGAAATAATAGTCCATATCATAGAATCTAGGAAAATCTTTAACCTTTCTCCTTACACCATTAACTACAGTCTCTCTTAAAATCCTAGAGAAATTAAGATAACCATAGTGTAATCCTGTGATTCTAACTCCGCCTACAGAATAACCTTCTATTCTGCGTCGTTTTTGTTCATCCCAATAATCCTGGTAATCTTTAGTTCCCTCTGGAGAATTGGTGTAATATCCTGTTCTACGAAATCTCTCTGCTTCTTCAGAAAAGAGAGCCGTATTAATTAACATAAGTTTACTACTATCAAATATTGTCAACATACTAACTTGTTAATGCTTGGTGTAATAATCCAGAAAAGCCTTCTACAAAGCGTTCCTTTCCGTTTAGTCTATGTTCGCCCATTGCAAACAAAATAGCATGTGTAAGCTCATGTAAATAGGTAATTTCCATATCTATTGGAAGTACCTTTTGTCCACGAAATGTTTTAGCAATATCAATAACATGATTATGCTTATCACACGTACCATAACAATGACCTAATTCATCATCGTCAATCTTTTCTACAATATTAATGGTATACTCTGTTCCCATTAATGTAATATTCTTTGGAATTTTTAACTTACCTTTCATCGTAACCGACAGTTTTCTGCCCTCTAACTTTAGTGGAACTATACTTTTCAGCTTGAACCATTTCTTCTAATTTACGCATTGATTCTACAGCTTTACCTAACTTCTCTATACTTGTCATAGCATCAGCAGACTTAATATTATCTACTGTTGCATTTCTAAAATACTTTCTCAATACTTCAATTAAATAGTAAGAATCTTCTAATAGACCCATTAAAGGTGTTTTAGTGAGTTCTACGTACACATCCATTGCTTCTTGAACCTCTTTATCCTCTTTCCATTTATCTTCTTTAAAATAAGAGTTTTTAACACGTTCTTTACGCTCATCAATATTAGTATAGTTTCTATATGGAGAGTTCCAATCACAGACATGGTAGATATATGCAAGCTCATTAAATGATGTTGTTTTATCTTTTGTCCTATCTCTTTTATAGAGCTTATTAAAAGCAGGAATAGCCAGAATTTCTGGCTCTATTACTACTACGTTATTTTGAAGTGTAAATACTCTCATAAATCATAAATGTGGCCTTAGCCTCTTTTTCTATATCTTTAAACAAGCTTGATAAAGAAAGATAATTGTTCAGCTGTTTTACAGGAACAAGTCTATTCTTACTATACTCTTTAACAAGACAGTGATATTCTGTCTTACCTTTTTTAGTTGTGTGCCAAATCTCTATCTGCATTATCCAAAATTATCAAGTATAATGTCTTCTATATCCTCAATAAGACCTCTAATAGTAATAGACTCAGTTATTAAACTGGTATCCTCATACACATTAGTAATCTTGGCAACATAAATTATGTCACCATTTGCGTCTATATCTTCGTATATTTTAATTTCCATATCCTTTTATTTGTACTCTGTGTCCAAACCTTAATTGTTTTACTTCATCATATGAATGCATTATCTCTATGTCTCCCTTATCTTTCAAAGTAATAATACATCTATTTTCATCTATTTCTAAGTCTTCTGTTAAATATCTATCAACAAAAGTAATATCATCTACCTCACATAAGAAAGAGGAATGTACCTCTTTGGTGAAGACTGTGTTACTTTCCCAAGGTTTCCATTTACTTCTTGGAACAACCCTAGAAAATGTTTTACTCACTTTGAATTCTCTTATCATTCTTTTCTCTGAGATTAAAGATGTATTCTTTACGTTTAGGCTTAACTACAAACTTACCAAATCCGTGTAATAATATATGATTATAAGCTCCCATCTTAAATACTTCTCCAACAGACTTAAACACTATCTTTTGAACTGCATTAACCTTTTGCTTACTTATTTTTAATTCTTCTGCTGTTCTGGCTACTACTATATCCATATTAATCTTGAATTGTTTTCTTAGGAGGTACAATAGTATCTGTCTTTAATGACTTTAAGAAAGTTTTCATTTCCGAAAAAGATGTGTCATCAAGCATAACCAAACGTATAGGATTAACAGGTGTACCAGAAGCATCATAACCCCTACTGTAAAAAAGTACAGTTTTACCCTTCGGCAAAAATATAAGAATTTTATTTTGCACGCTCTTATAGACCAGCGTCTCCCAATCTTCTGATAATCCAAACACATTAGCTTTTTTTACAAACCCCAACTTCTTTAAATGCTGCCTTGTAATTCCCATAATTTATGATTCATTGTATATGTTGAACCGTCATAAAACATTTCTGATTCAAAATACATTTGTTTTCTTCTAAAATTTTGTTCCCTTAATACGGTTTCTTCCATCAATATAGATAAATCTTGCTCAGTAAAAGAAAGAGTGTATGTCTTATACAACCCTGAGTTCAAAAGTAATTGAAACATCTCCTCTTGTGACATTGATTCTTTCATTAATGGTGTATTCATCTTCTATTTT